TGCTCCTTTGCTTATTGCAGAAAGAGTAGCGCTAGGATCACTAACTCCTGTAAAACCTGCTGCAATTGCTGCTCTTGTTGCTTCTAATTTATTACCCATAACTATTAAAATCTTGTTATACCTGACGAAAAGGTTTCTAAAAGTTTCTCAATGTCAGTTTTAGCGGCTTCTTCTCTTTCCGCCTGTTGTTTATTAGCTAAATCCGTTATTTCATTAAAACTAAAGTTAGCACCATTAATGTTAAATGACATCGGAGATTCTGATAAATCTTCATTATTTTCGTTTGTCAGTGTGTTTTCTGTCGGTATACCTGCCAATTCTTGAGTTTCAGAGCTTACTCCTGGTAAAGATCTGCTTCCAGCATTTACTGAAGCTAATATTCCTTCAGAATCACCTCTATTATATTGTCTTATTTCTTTTGGGGTCATTTTAGCTACTGTAGCTTTATCTAATCCACTATCTATAGCGTCTTGGCCAGCTTTACCTTGTATAGATCCTGCTAGTGAAATTCCCGCTTGTAGTGCGCTAGCACCTGCGTCAATAAATGAACCCGTAGCCTCTCCTTTTAATTTATTCGCTTGAGCTGTTAATCCAGCAGCTTTCAATCCTGCTGCTGCCGCTCTATCATCTTGTAACTTAGCTATTTCTGAAGCAGACATTTCTCCTGCCTTAGCACGAGCCATGTCTATAATTAATTTTTGTTGAGCCATTTTATCGGCACTTTTTTCAAACGTAGCATCTGAAGCTTGTTTAACTTTTCCTGCCCCTGCTGCTACACCTCTCTGATCTCCTTCTTGAACAGCTTCTAGTATTTGAGAACCCATTACATTTCCTGCCTGTAACTGCTTGTCATAAATATCTGTAGTTGCTCTTACAGCATCGTAAAAATTTTCTTCTAGTCTAGCGACTGATTCTTGTTCTAATTCTTCTTGCTGAAGCCGTAATCTTCCTGCTTCTCTAGAAGCAACTGTAGCTGAGTCTCCAGCTAAAATCCCTTTTGCTACATTGCCTCCTACTGCTACTGTATACGCTGCTATTGTTGTAAATGCTGCCATATTATAATGTTTTTATCATTTCCGAATTATATGAATCCCCCTTAGTGTAACCATTTTCTTTATAATGATCAATAAGAGATTTAGATTTTAAAAGAGCATATGAATATCTACAACCCGATAATTTCAATGTATTTGTTAATATTGTTATTAAATATGTCAATGCTTTTTTTCTTTTTTCTTTATTTTTATAATCAAAATTAGATACAATCCAATCACACCATCCTACTTTAGAATTAGTTACATAAATAAATCCTGCGCAAACAGGTATTTCTTTATCATAAACAATAAATCCTCCTTCACCATTCTCTGGTAAAAAGTCTTTAGGCGGTGGTGTCCATCTCCAATCTTTCCACCATTTTGTTAAGATTAAATTATAATCAGTATTATTTAATTTCCTTACTTCGAAATTCATTAAAACAAAGATACAAAAAAACTAAGGATTGCTTTTAAATACATCAGAATCAACTGTAAACAATTCAACTGGTTCAGTATTTGAGTTAGTTAATGTAAATTCTAAAAAATATCCTAACGCTCCATAAGACTCAGCTACACTGTTTTTTAAATACAATATATATGACGCAGGCAAAGCTCCAACTATAACAGGATTATCTATAGTAATAGATTTATTATCTGCACTTATACCTGTAATTTCTCCTATTTCAACAGGTGTTCCGCTATTATTGTAATATGCCACATCACCTACACTAGTAGGGTCAGACGCATCACCAATATTAATCATTGAACCTAATAAAAACCCAAACTCTATCGTTATAGGATTTGGCCCTACTCCTGTGCTTCCTTTTATTGTTCCTATACCTTGTGCAGATCTTAAAGATAAATTTTTAGAATTTGCTAATCTTCTTATGTAGCTAAAATAAGTTCCTTCTTTTTCTACGAAATAAGTTGATGGCATAAACCCAGATCCTAAATCTGAAACTAAAGAACAGTCCCAAGAATCATCGCTTTCAAGTTCAATAGTTTTAAAAACTTTTGTGGTTGTTGGTTCTTGATTAAAAACACTTGTTATTTTAGAATTATATTGAACACCATAATAATTATTTCTAGTATTATTAGAATTGTGTTTAAATAAATTACCATTTTTAAAAGTATATAAATATTGATTCATTCCTAAAATAAAATCAGGAATAAAACTGTAAAATGAAGGCCATCCGCTTACAGATTCGCTATATGTTAAAGTATATTCTTCTTGTGCCATTGTTTATTATTTTAATTTTTAATTTATTTTAAGGTATTGCGCAAGAAACACAATTGCTATAAGGTCCATTTCCGCTATTTGCCGCCTCATCTATAAAATAATTAGGAGGTGTAGATGATAATGACTGTATTTCAGCACAAGTAATTACTCCAGTAGATGTTTGTTTTACCCAAACAACATCACCTATGTTATATGAATAAGCTAATATCACAGATAAAGATCCATCAAAACCATTTGACTGATCTAAATAATATGTTGCTCCTCCACCTCCGCATTCTGTAGCTCTCCAAGATTGAGTAGTACAAGGATTACAAGGATTCTGTGAATCTAAAACACTAAGTGCCATTTCTCTATATGTGTTTGTCAAAATTTCTTTATAAAATCCATCTGGTGCTATTGTTCCTAAAGTGTCTGTATATAAATTACTTGTTGTTAAGAATGTAGTTCCAAAGTCAAGATAATAAGTTCCTGATGTTGGAGATCCACAACATAAATCATTAGCAGATACTGAACTATACTCTACAGTTGTAGATGTAAAACAACTTGGACAAGATGTAAGAACTCCTAATACACCTGAAGATTGCTCTCTATAATCTCCTGATGGACTAATATTATAAAATCCATCTGGTGCTAAAGTTGTTAAAGCTTGGTCTGAATACATTAAAGTTGTACTTGGATCGGTAAACGAATCACCTGGAGAAAAATAATATGTAAATATAGTTCCACTTACACAGCATAAATCAGAACCACTTGTAACATTATACCTTAAATCTTGACCATCACATGATTCGCATAAACTAGATCCGCTTAATAAAAGACCCGAGACTTGTTGTCTATATATTCCATCAATTTGATAGTATCCATCAGAAGATGGAATAGTTAGACTTACGTCATCAAAAACAGCAGATGCTGTTAAAAAATCATTACTATCAATGTATTTATTTACTGTTGTTGCCATTTATTTGTTTTTATGGTGGAGGCGCACCGCACCCTGATGTTATTCCTAAATTACCATTCCCATCCACTGGTCTACATTCCGTTCCATCCGTATAAAAGAATGATGGCGCAAAAGAAGTTCCAGCTGAATCTAAATATATTTTTGTTGATAGTGCAAATACTCCTCCAGAAGGTGTCCCTACGTCTACATAAAAAGTGCCTGAATTATTTGCTCCAAAATTAGAACAAACTGCAGCACAACTTATACTACCATACTCTAAGACAATAGGAAATAAAGTTAAAGCAGGTGGTGTTGAACAATCACAACAAGCACTTATTGCTGAAGTTGCATCATAACAAAAACTTAATTCTGAAGGACTTCTTAAATCCCATACTAAATATAAATAATCTTGATTAGTTAAATTAGTATAAGTAAATTTAGACACATAATTTAAAGGCCCTCCCACAACTGGTCCAGAATTTACTAATAAAGGAATTAAAGTATTTATGTCAGTTTCATTATAATTTACATTAGAAATTAAATACTTCATATTATCACTAGCCGCATTAAACACAAATGTTTGTCCTTTCTCTTGTATCATTTGCATATTAACTACCGATCCTTCAGTAGGTATTGATCCAAATGACTGTTCACCTGTTTCTTCTACAAACAAAGAAATTCCATCAGATTCTAAAACAATTGAATTAGTGCTAAAAGGGCTTAAATCACTGCCTAGTTTCCAATTATATCTTGAAGTAGTTGTTAAACTAACGTCTCCTGCGTTATTAATTACAATCTGTTTTACTGTTAATCGTGGTGCAACAGAACATCCGAATGTAATGTCGTATGTTGATAATGCTTGAGGAGTAATAAATACTTGAGCTAAAATAGGATTATTTAAATTTTTTGTAAACTGTAAAACCCCTACTCCTGTTACAATATTATCTATTTCTGTAATACCATTGTATACTACTTTAATATTTACAGAGCCTACAGATACATTATAGTTTAAATCTACATCACCTATAATTGTGGTTAAATTTAAATTAAAAATAACTGCATCATTACTAGATTGTTGAATCAATTGATAACCACATTGTCTTTCAATTGGTGGCGTAGGAACTAATGTTTCTGTTGATGATAACACATACTCATTCATGTAAGGATCAAATCCACCTAGTTTCTGAGTAGGTAATGCTTCAGTAAATAAATCTCTAAACCAACTACGCATTCCCGCTTGAGAAATAACATTTAATTGATCTGATTTAGCAGATCCTCCTTTTAAATTAATTACACTACTTCTTTTTGAGTCTGTAAAATAAACATCATAACCATATGAACTAAAACTTTCAGGATTATTACTTATTCCAAATTCTTCAATTCTTGCTAACTGAGTTCCTAAAACTTCAGGTATAGAAGTTATAGCTCCTCCTGCAGCAGCATCAGATAATAAATTTTTACCAACCAATACATACGATATCTTATCTTCTTGTAAAGCAAGAATATCAGTCTGCCTTGAATGCAATTTTCTTAATGGCCCAAATGATCTTTCTAAAGTCTTAAAATTTGATAAAGCTAGATTAAATTGATTTAATTTATTTAATCCACTTTCTTGATTGTACACTCCACTATAAGTAATATCTGATAATCTATGAATTTCTTTATATTCCTCTTCAGAAACTGAAGTAACTTTTTCTCCTAACGATAATGTAGGAGTTGTTAGAGCGTCAAGAACTTTATCTGACTCTACACCATTTCCAAAAACATAACAATTAAAAAATGTTAAATCTATTACAGCAGGAAGAACTGCGGTTTGATTTTGATCAAATGCAGAATTACCTGATAAATGAAAACCACCTGAAATATCAAAAACTTGTTCGTTTTCATAATATAATTCATCATTTGCTTGAATTGGTTCTGTCTCAAATATATTTAAAGTTGCCGCTCTGTTTAATATTATTTGAACACTTTCATAAGATCCTCTTTGATCTACTCCCCCGCATTTAGGTGTTCCTGTTTGAATTACTAATAAAAGCCTGTTGTCTGAAGCATCTCTTTGAAAAGTAATATACGTTTGACCACCACTTGCCAATGAAGTGTAAAATGGGTATATGGTATTAGGTTGATTAATTACATTTATAGTACTGTCAGTACCTCCTGAAATTCCGTTTGTAAAATCTATTTGCTCTCCTGTAACAAATGAAGCTAAATCAGTGTAATCATTTCCTGATGTAAATGTTTTATCATAATCATAAGTTCTTCCTCCGCATCTACTTCCTCTTTCAAACCTAGTAGTAGTAAATCTAAAAGTTATTAAAGAACCCGCAGGAATATCAATATCTAAATAATTACCAGGGTTAGTTTCATCTTCTACACTACAAGAAACACTAGCGCTACTATAGCTTGAAGGCCCTCCGTTATCAGTCCTATCTATAAATGCATTTTCAACTAAATTAGCGTTAAAATTAGATGGCTTTAATTTCATGTAAGTACCTGAAGGTTGTCCACAAGTACCTGAAATTACAACTCCATCTGCATCTTTAGTACATAAAAAATCTTCAGTTTTAGAACCAAATTCTAATACTTTTGTTTTTGTACACCTTAAAACAGGGCCACCTGTATCAGCTTTTACATATAAAGATTCGTTATCTTTAACTTTATCTCTATTATCACCTTCTAGTTTATAGTATACATCTCCTGTAGTTTCTTCTCTAAAAAATATATTAGAATAAATTGTTCTATATCCTGTTTTTGATTCTTTAACAACAAATTTATATTTTGTTGCCCAAAAAGGAGGGTAACTATTTAACTGAACCCTTATAGTGTTTTTGTTTATAGAATTTTGACAAGGAACATAAACTGTATTATTAGTATCAACTAAAGCAGTTGTACTTCTTCCATAATCATCCATATAGACAACAGCAATTTCATAATCTCTATTACTGTGTAAGCTTTGTTTAGAAGAAGTTAATGAATATAATCCTGTAGTTTCTATAGAGCTTAAATATTCATAAGCAAAAGTCCCTGGATTTGCAATTTCTTCAAATCTTAAACCTGGTATTATTATACTTACAATATCACTACCTAAAGAACTTTCTATAACGAATCCTTGATTTGTAGTTGTTACTCCAAATCCATCAAAAATCCATCCAGATTTAGAAGTTATACCACAATTATAAACATCAGTCACTGAAAAGCCATCTGCACAATTAACTTCAAAATCAGATACTGCAGCTACAAACTCTGGACTAGTCACTAGATCGTGAACACTAGGATAGTCTTGTTGTAAATTAAATAAAAAAGTATAATCAAATTGATTTAAAGGCTGTGTTCCGTCATCATATGTAGGATCTCCACCAAACAATTGACTTTGATAATTAAATACAATACCTATTTGTGAGCCATTAATTAAATCTAATCCACCAAAATTAATTGAAGCTTTAGCATTTACAACAGAAGTTAATACGTCTATATCATATGAATAATTAGATCTAACACCTTGAATTTCTTCATTTGTTAAGCTTTCCGTAATTAAAGACAAATTATAGTCTAAGTATATTTGTTTTCCGTTTTCATTAACAATATCATACCCATCTACATAATTACCATACATTACCCTATTACCCATAATGGTTTGAGCTTGAGCTATTTTAGGAACATTATCATAAAGCCTAAGCAATTGTTCTTCTGGAAGTGTTGTATATATTTTTTTATTAGTAAAATCAATAGATTGATTAACATTGTCTAACCATCCTTGATTTACTTTGTTATATCTTTCAATTACATTTACCGATTGACTTGTAGAAAATTTAAAAATAATATCTACATCTTTTACATTTTTACCGCCTGTGTCAAAACTTATAGATACACTATTAAATATATTCTGCATTGAATCATTGTCATAGGTGTCATAATTTAACTGAAAAGGACCAGGTGTAAAAGCAACTTGACTGAATGGTGAAAGAGCTGAGTATTCTCCGTCTTCATATTGCCATCTATAAGCAAAACTTAAAAACAAATCTTCCATGTAATTTTCACCTCCACCTAACTGAAATTGACTTAATACAGGAGCTTTTAAAGGAGGAGCAACAATTACGCCTATATCTTGTTCTGTAACTTGATCAACTCCTAATAAAGGCTGAGCGTAAGTTCTGTTTATGTTTATTTTTCTTGGAGGATTTAAGTTATCCGTAAAAAAAAGTAAATCATCTATTAAATTTATACCATTTATTAAATAATCTTTATTAAAATTTAAAACAGATGTCGAAACAACATGATAAAATAAAATTGATGTTCTTGTGTTATATGATACAATTAAATCGACATTACCTGTAGGAGAGGATATGTTTTGTTCATCATTAACAAACCAATAAATTGTTTCATTCACACCATCTTCATAAGCGCCAATACATTTAGCATTGCTACTTAAAGGATTTCCGTCATAAATCAACTCAACTATAAGTTCATTTCCTTTTGAATTTTCTACAGCACCTATTTCAGTTCCTTCTGTTGAACCTAATCTAACATTTAAAGCATCAATATATTCTCCTTGAGGAACTAATCGTTCATCAACGGATTTATTCATTCGCCCTTTTATAAAGTTCTTTTGAATTTTAGCCATACTACTTTATCCATTTATTTTGACCTCTCAGATTCATTAATAATCTTCCAGGATGTATATTGCTTAGTCTAATTTTTGCATTCCTCAAAAGAGCTGATTTTTCTTTTTTAGATCTATTTATGATATACTCTTGAATACCGTATTTACTAGATAATATTACAAACTTTATATATGAATAAATAAAATCTTCAAATAACTTGTTTACACTTATATCTGCATCTACACCACCTTCCATTCCATCTGAAACATATTCTAATACAACTAACTCGTCTGCCATATCTGAACTAAAGTTAATTACACCGCTTTTTTTATTTATCTTAAAAGTAGGATTTTGATTAGCTGTTTCTGTATTTAATCCATAACGTCCTCCAATAGGATATTCAAAATACCAAATGCCGTTATAAAAATAACCTTCTTGACCATCATAAGGGCTTTGAGCATTTAAATAAATTGTACGACTACTTCCTTTTATTCTATCTATATCTACAGTAGAAAACTCTGGCTTTAATACGTTACCATTTTGATCAAATAGTATTTTATAATTATTGTCTTGTAAATATGAGTCACTCCAATTAGTTTGAATATTTTCAGTTAATGGAAATAAAACTCCATTTCTGTACATAGAAATTCTAACCCAATTTACATAATCATTTGGTAAAATAAATCTTAATTGATCATCTACTGCTAATTCTAGTATTTTAATTTCTTTTAAAGAATCATAATTTAATTCTTGTATTGCTCTTTTTGCATGAAATAAAACATTATATCTTTCAACATTATTTATTAGCTTATCATTACCTACATACATTAACATAAAATTATTAACTATATCTTTTAATGTTACATATTGATACGAACCCCAATTTTCATTAATAGGATTATTTCCGTCATTCTCATAATATTGGTATTGTGTTAAGTATGCCATATCTTATCCTTGTTGTGTATTTTCTATATTTTCTTCTGATTGTCCAAATTGCACTAATGGCAATTCTCTAATAGACATTCCAGCATATTGTAATATTTTATTAATCAAATTAACCTGATCTGAAAGAGGTAACTCAAAGTCTTGATAACCTATTGCAGTTTCATCAAACAAAGGTTCTCCACCAGCTAATTCTACATAAGTCCATTTTGGATCTTTAGGATATCTAATATACTGACAGTTTACATCTCCAGTCAAAACAGGATAAACTGAAATGGTATTTCCTTCAAGTGTATATGCAGGAAACATTGATGTAGGTGTAGTTAGTTGAGAACTATTAAGCAAAAGTATTTTACTTTGACTAACTCTTTCTATTTCTGTATTTAATTGAAATACTTTATTTATCAAATAATAATCAATAGGCAAACTGTATCCTCCTGTAATAGGTGTTAAAACTTCTGTATTTGAAAACCCATCTATTACTTCTACCAATCCTTTTATTATATCAGCGTATCCGCTTCCTGAAACTCTTGCGTTCTGTTTTACTATCCATGAATTATATTGATAAAAGTAATCCTCAAATATATCTAATTGAGCTTGTTTTGCATACAAATTAAAATCATTTGGAGTTATGTATCCAAAATTATTTTTATTTGCTATTGAAAGAACAGTAGCTCTAACTGTATTAATTATTGATGCCATTTCTTAATTATCTTTACACAAAGATACAAAAAAAGAGGCTTCATAATTTTGAAACCTCTTTAGTGTATAAACGATATATTCTATTATAATTTAGATTCAAGTATTCTTAATACTTCTAAACCTTCGTCACTTTGCAAAAATGATGCTAAAATAAATAATGGATCTTCACCGTAAGGAACTGTAAGTAATTTATTTTTGTTTCCTTTAATATTATAGTAAACATCTTTTTTGTTTTTTAAAACTAAAATGTTTTCTGCAAAAAATTGAGCGCATTTATTTTGTAGTTTTAATAAGGGGTCATTTAATGCTTCTATAAAATCTTTAGGATATCTACTTGCAAATACTCGAACATCTCTTTTTAATTCAGCAGAAGTTAAAGTATCTATTCTTAATCCAATAACAATTCTTGCTACAGTTTCAAGCATTTCAATACTTAATTCTTTAGCCATTAATTGAGCGTCTAAAGATAAATCTAACGACTCTACATCTACAGATGCATCTTTTTCTTTATCAACTTCAATAAACATATTCCCATTATTCGGATGATATTCTAAAAACTTCTGTAATACTTGATTTTGTTTTGAAACAAATAATAATCCATCTTCAAAAATAATTGGCTCTAAGATAGCAGTATTGTCTTGTTCATCTTGAAAAATGCTTTTTTGATTTCTAGAATAACGCAAAGGTCTATTTACCCCTGTCTCTTCATCAAAATAAAGTAAAGATTTCCTTTTTGTGTTTCTTGAAGGAATTGAATAGCTTAAAGGCGCTCTGTCGTGTGTTAATTTGTAGACTTTATCTACAAAATTGCTTTGTTTTTTTGGTTTCATTTAATTTAATTTAATTTAATTTATAAAAAATAATTACCCTCGTCATTATAACGAGGGTAAATATTACTACTATATTACTGCTTAAATATAAAGAAGTTATTAGCACCTAAAGTACATAAAGCTCTTTCTGATAAGAAGTTTACTTCCATCGCATCTAAATCCGATGTAGCAGCTCCACCAGCTGAACCTGTAATCCAAGTTTTATATCTTCTGTCTTCAGTTTCTGAAGCTCTATATCTAACATGAAGGAAAGGTCTCTTAGCGTTTTTACCAAGTACTTGGTCATAAACAGTTGTAGAACCTGCAGGTACTAATATACCATTTATAGCTCCACCTACGATATCCCCTCTCATTGTTGGATCATTTAAGTATTTCCAGTCAGTTTTGTAGAAGTCATAACCTCTTCTAAACCCTGTAAAACCTAAGTTTAAAGCCATTTCTTCATCATTGTCAAATAGACCATAAGAAGTACCACCTGCTCCATAAGAGTTTTGAGCTGCTAACATATCATCAATGTCAAATCCGAAATCTCTGTTTAAGAAAATTACATTCTCTTCAATAGAACCTTGCTTGTCTAAACGAGAAATGATTGCATCAAAATCTGCTAATGCATCAGGATTTCCTCCTGCCCATACATTTCCTCTTTCTTCAACAACATAGAAAAGACCTTCAGATCCTTTGTTACCTACACCTGAAGCTACACCTTCAACAATTGCTGCTGCGCCACTAGCTACTTCAGCTGGTACTGCTTCAACCATTGCTGTTTCTAAGTAGTCTTCAAATCTTAATCTAGTCTCATGCTCTGATTTTAAGTACCATAAGAATCCAGTTGCTCCGTTTTCTGTTGTTACTTCAATCCATCCAATTTGAGCCATGTCAGATCCACTAACTGCGTATCTATCTTTAATGATAATTGGTGAGTTTTGAAAGATTTGATCATCTGCTTCTAATTGTCCTTGCATTCCGATAGCTCCTTTTTGGAATTCAGAACCATAGATAAATAAAGAACATACTACTCCTGCACCCATTGTCTGACCTCCAGCTTCATAGTAAGCTACATCAATTGTTCCAGCTGCAGTATCTACTGCTGTTACAATTGCTTTGTTACTGTTTGTTGAGTTAATAGAACTGTCAGACAACATAATTGTTTGACCAACTCTAATTGCTATAGAACCAGAGCCTGGTACTAATACATCTGCAATTGTAAGAGTTGCAGTATCTTGAGCTGCTGCTGCTGCTGAAGTTACATTCGTGTATTTTGTATGTAATCTTCCTTGCTCTGCCCATTTTATAAGGTCAGAGTTAGAAGGCATTTCAGCACCTACCATTCTTAAGAATGATGCTACTGTTCTGTTTCCATATCTTTCAAATTCTTTTTCATAAGTATCTGGAAGATACTGATTTAAGAAATCAAAGTTTGTAATATAATTTGTTTGTAAAAGTACCTGTTCTGAACTAGGTTGTAGATCGAATCCTGGTACATTATTAACTTGTCCTGCCATAATTTTAATTTTTTTAATTTTTTAATTTATTTTTTACTTCTTATTCTCAATCCTCTACCACTATCCTTGTTAACCGACTTAACTTTAAACCCATCACTACCAATTGCTTGAGGAGATTTTCTAATATCCATATTTATATTTTTACTTTTTTTAGAAATATCACCAACAGCATCTGATTTACCTTGCTCATAAAAATACTGAGCAAAACGATTAGGATCTATAGCGGCACTAATTGCTTTATGCCACCCTTTAGCATCTGAAATTAAACCATCGTCTCCAACATATTTACTTATAAAAGTGTCTAGATTTAATTGTTTAGCTTTCATTTCTTGAGCATCCCCATAAGAATATCCGATTTTTTTATCTCCTACATTGAACTCAAAACCTTTGAACTCAGAGTTAAAAACTTCATTTGTCTTCTGTTTAAAATACTCATTCTTTTTTCGATTAGCTTCTTGAATAGTTTTAGATTCTTGAATGTACTTTTTATAAGCATCAATTTCTTCTTGATTTTTATTAGATAAAGAATTCCCGCTTGACTCAAGAGGAATGCTGTATTTATCTTTAAAATCATTAAGATATTTTTTTGCCTTAGAAAGTTCTCGTTTTTTAGCTATACTTTTCTTTTTAACATCTTTTTCATCATCAATATCTTCATCAATTCCGAATTTTGAATCCATTAAATAATAAATATCTTCACTATCTAAATCTTCTTCTGTTAAAGAATAATATTCTGCTAATAACTGATCGTCATTTAATTTATCGAAATTCTTATTTGCTTTTACGAAATCGTCAAACCCTCGACCAGTTGTTTTTTTAAATTCTAAATATTTAGAAACATCTTCAGGCAATGATTCGTTATTTTCTTTTTCATTAAATAACTCATCTACCGATGATATTTCTTTATTGTATCTATTCTTAATATATGAAAGAACGTCTTCGTCTTTTATAGTTGGACGATCAACTTCTGTTTCCTCTACTACAAGAGGTTCTTTATTTGTTGATTCAACTTTCTCTGATTCAACTTCTTGTGATTGCTCATTTAATTCTTGATCATGCTTGTCTAAAAGCGTTTTTTCCACTTCTTGAACTGACTTTTGGTCTAAAGGTTTTACCTCAGATACTTTAATTTCCATTTGATTTGATTTTATTTACAAAGTTAGTATTTAATTTAATTTAATTTTTAAGGATTATCTAGGCTCAAATTCAGCTAAATCAAATCCATCCAACGTATCTTCATTTGACTCAAAACTTACAGGAGGCAAGTTATTTTTTCTTTGTTGTATTAATTTTGATTGCTCTGTGTTAGCTTGAGATATTCTATTAGCTTTTGCTTTTTCTCTTTGAGACTCTCTATCTTCTAATCCTTTTTGTTCAACTCCTTTTAAACTCATTTGTAATCCAAACTCATGATCCATTAGTTGTTTTTTAATTGCAGCTTCACCTTGCATTTTTTGTATTGAGTATTGAGCTTTTGCCTCTTCTATTTTTATTGAAGATTGAGTTTCCATTTCAACTTTTTGCATAGCTGTTTGTGCAGCCATTTGTTGAGATTGCATATTTATTTGAGCTTGTTGTTGAGCTACTGCTGCTTTTTGTTGTTCTTCTAAATCTTGCTTAGATCTTCTTTTTAATTTTAAAACTTGATTAGCTAATTTTATATTTCTTATTTCTCTTATATCAATTGCATCTTCTAAATTAATAGAATCTCTTTGAAGAGCCATTTGAATATTTTGTTCTAACATTCTCTGTTGTTCTTCATCAGGTTCAATTTCAATAAATATTCCAAAATCACTTAAATACAATTCACTTATTTCTTCTAAAATTCCTACATTATATTTTCCTATTTGATTTACAAATTCTTCTCTAAAATCAGAATATTGCAACATATCAGCTATTCTACTAGATAAAGCAGTACATAATCTTTGACTCATTTGCAACCCAGCATCTAATATGTGTCTAGTTGCTGTATTGCTACTTAATGCTGCTAATTTTTGAAGACCTACTAATGAATAAGAATCTGGAGTAGAACCATCTCTTGCTTCGTTAAGACCTGTTACATCTCTTATCATAGAAAGATAATGATTATAACTTCCTATAAGACTTTGAATTTTTGCTTGTCCTGAATTACTATTTAATTGCTCAATAGGAACTTTTGCTTGATTAAAATCTCCGTCTTGAGTGTAACTTCTTCCAATAACACTACCTGTTTGAAAATACATTCTAAGTGCGTCTTCAGGATTGTAAGCTTGTCCTGTTCCTAAATCTACTTCATTTAATCCATCTGCATCTATAAACACACCATCAGGAACTACTCTTGAAATTACTTGTTGTAATTTTAAATGTGTTATTTGAATTAAATCAGCAAACGTAATCATACGTCTTACTAAAGACTCTAACACACCTTTATACATTCTTGGCGCACAAGCTACATATTCAGGATAAACTTCTTGAGATGCAGATTGAGGTCTAGCCATGTTTTCTGACATTTCCCATTTTAAAATAATATTCGTTCCCATAACCATAACACCTTCGTACCAAACGTCTATAGTTTTAGAGATTTTTTTAAAATTACCTTCTTCCATCATTTCAGGACTAGGGTTAAATGTATCCTCTTTTTCTATTAACCTTTCTCCACCTGAAGCATTTATTTTCTTTTTATATGTAAATGTTTGAGTTGTTTTATAATTAAAAAATAAAACAGTAGCACTATCTTTACTAAACAAGCTGTTGTTATAATATTGAGCTGTATTATTATAATCATACCAACTTTGACTGTAGTTAGATATTTCATCCATATCTTCGTTAGTAAGACTTGGATCAATTTTTTTTAATTCTGTTATTGGTAGTGTTTTAATTTCTCCCCAATAAAAACAATCTTGAAAATGAGGATTTTCTGTATAACTATATACAACACTAGCTGGATCAACATATTCAATTTTTATGCCTGCCCCAGGTTGAAATGTATTTTTACAAATAGAAATTCCCAAAACAGTTTGATCGTAATAGATTTGTTTTTGTAATTCATAATATCTATTCTCTGCTAAAACTGTATTTATAGCTTCTTCCTCTGCTATTTCAATGGAAGGTTTATATTTTAATTGCATATGTAATGCAAGCTCTTCTGAACTATTTGGAATTTCTTCTTCAGATGTTGCAAAAGTATTAATGCCAAAATCATTTTGTACTTGCTTCATTACATTCTTAGCAAGCATATCTTTTTCTAAATTTACTTGATATTTACTTCTTTTATCTAAAGACATTCCGTCTTGAGCATAAGCATTTACTTTAAATATTCTATCAGCCATGCCGTTTACCACTATATCAACAAACTTTGGTATAATAGGAACTGGAGTCCAATCAAGATTTAAATAACTTAAATCTCCGTCAATAGCTAATTCATTTTTATATTTTTGTATTGATTGCTCACCACGAGCATATAAACGAAGCCTGTGGAAATCAGCCCATTGATTATAAAATCTACTTTGACCTCCATCTTTTCGAAACCATTCGTATTGAATTGCTTGACCTATCTGTAACCCAAATTCGTAAGATTTTTTTTCTGCATCAGAAACAAATTGACTTGGAAATGCAGTAGGGTTTATATTTATTTTTACGTCTTCCATTTATCTTAAGATTTGGCTATAACTCCCCTTATTATCATATTTAGCAAAGTTAAGTTTTATTTTTGATTTTTTTTTAACGGGATGATATAATGATTTTTGATTTGCCATTATAGCTAAACCTGAACTTATTGATGCATCAAATTTAGTTCTATTGTTTATATTAAATCTAGCCCAATCCTCCAATGTTCTTGTAAAATACATTGTTCCCATTAAATCAATCTCCCTAAAAGTGCCTAATAAATCTAACCCAACATATTTTTCTATATAAGATTCTATTGCGGCCGCATGAGCTTGTTTAATATCTTCGCTTGAATTTGGAATACCTCCTAATTCTTTTTCGCTTTTAGAAAGTTTATTAAATGAACGATCAGGTCTATTCATAGAATAGCCTCTATATCCTCTATTTTTAAAATAATACAATAATCTTGGTTTATTGTTTTCTATAAGAATAGGCATCCCATAAAAAACACAAGCCATAAGCACATCTTCAAAAAATATCTCAGCTGTTTGAGGTCTAGCTACATATTCTAAAAAAAACTCGTTTACAGGCCCTTCATCCATATGGTATTTGGTCATTCCATGTAAAGCTCCGTTTGAGCCACCTCCACCAACAGTTCCTGAAATATCATAACTATCACATCCAAAAGATCCCATGTGTTCATTACCAGGATAATAAATTCCGTTTTTTGAATATTTTTTATTTTGCAAGGTTTTATTAGGTGTCCAAGAAACATAAAACCTTCCTGAATTATTTGGAGAAAAAACAACCTCAGTATCTTTTATTCCATTTTTCCAAGAAAATGAACCACGAGTTATAAATCTATCCTTAATCAAAGAATCATTATAATCTATTTGTTGATATATTTTTGTTAAATTAAATAAGGATTGTTTACTTTCATCTCTGAATGCATGAGACTCAGTTCTAGGAAATTGACGATAAAATTCATTTAAAGCATCGGCATCATTTTTTAAACTATCTACTTCTGCCTCCCAATAATCTATTGCTCCTTGAGTAATCATTTCGTTGTCTATACCTAATATTGGTTTGGTTGGTGTTCTTAAAACAGGCATTCCATAGATATCTATAAACCCTTCCATGTTATATTCCATTGGGATGAAAAGTGAATATAGTCCGCTTTTAGTTTGACCATTTGCATTTCTTTTTTCAACTTTTGAATCATAAAATAATTTTTTTCCATTTTCCCCTCCTTTTTCTAAAGCATTTGCTGTAGAACCCATCATGCATTTCCCAATAACTTTACTTCCTAAACGTAAACAAGTTTTTGTAACTCTCCAGTTATTTAAAATATTATTAGGTTTTTCCCATTTTTTAGATTCATCATGTACAAGAAGTTTTAATTTTTCTCCATCATAACTATTGTCTCCTGTGTTTCTCCAGTCAATAGAAGTATCTAATCCTTCAACAAGATCTTCTTCTTCTATATACATATTTTTTTTAGTAATTTTTGAAGCAGGAACTCTAAATGCTAATTCTGTTTTTGGTTTATCCATACCATCTTGAACAGGTTTAAAGAAAAAAGGATAATTCCTAACTATAGGAACAACTTTGTCTGTAAACATTTTTTTGGCATCTGCTCCTGTTTTAGATAATATACCCAATCTCGCATCTTTGCTAATAGTTCCAATATTGGCAGACTCTTCACTTGCCATATATGAAAATCCTGATCGTCTTATTTTTAAATAATCTTGACCAAAACATCTTTTATCTGCTTTACAAGCTTCCCAATGTAAGTAGAAAACTCTATTTGCATCTCTGTAATCTGGTAAACCAACATCAATTTTTGTCCATTGAAGATACATATAATGAGATCCAGTTATATATGTAGGAACACCATTATTCATAAACCAAAAACCTTCATCTCTTCTGTCAAATTCTTCTTCAATATAATCTACCCATTCATTTTTGAAATTTGAAGGAGTAGCGTGCCATTGAAATATAGATTGTATTTTTTGTAATTTTTTAGGATACTGAAAAGATTCCCAATACTGTTCTTTAATGTTTTTATTTCTTGAATAAATTTCTTTTGGCGGCTTAGGTAGCGCAATCTTTAAACCTTCTATTTCTATAATATCTTCAATTTCACCATTTTTAGAAATAACAACAAAATCATATTTAGCATCATATCCATATTTCCAAGACCTAGCCTTGTTCTTATTTGTTATGACTGTTTTTGGCACAAAGTTTTTTAAACTTTTGCATAAACTATTTTGATCTTCTTTCTGCAAATCCTTCTACTGATTTTTTTACTGTTGTGGAATCATTACCTTCAATTAAATTTTTTTCTAACTCTATTCTTGTCAATATTTCAAAGGCATCAAATATTGCTAATTTTTTTGTTGCTGCTGCATTTTTTAATTTATCTGCTGCAAGCTCATCGTCTTCACCATATTTAATTATTTGTTCTTCAGCAACTTTAATTAATTGTTTGACTGCTTTTTCACCAGCTACAATAATATCTAATTTTATTTGATTTACATTCATAATACTAAAGTTATATGTTTATCAAACATTCTGTAAAGTTTTTCTCCATCTACATTAAATTCATATTCACTATCAGGTTTAAAAGAAATTAAATCTCCTTTTTTTACGCCTTTTTTAATTAAATATTCATTTGGATATTTAATTATACCTTTTAAAGGTTCTTCATTTTGATTTGTTTTAATATAATAATTTTGTTTTTCAATAGGTTTTACCATACAATATTTAGAATGAGCTTTCCATTTATTATTTTTTTTGTACATAAAAAATTGATCATTATCAATAAAAAACAAATCATCTTTAAAAAAGCTTTTACCACTTCTTTCTTTTCCTTTTATATCGTTATAATATTTAAAAACATTATGATGCACTAAAAGTGTATCTCCTATTTCAATAGGTCCTGTATAATTAATTGGAGTTTCAACAACTTTAGCATATCTATTTGAAGATTTAAAATCTTCTTTTGAAGTGCTAGTTATAAAATTAACATCTCCTATTTTTTTTATACTATCATATCTTGCCCCATTTTTGGGTTTTACTATAAAATAAAAAGGTGATTTCATTTAAAAAATAAATTATATTCAATTGAAACAGGCATATTATTATTAAATTCTTTCCAAAGAAAAATTTCATTTTCTTTATTTTCTATGTATATTTTTATAGAATCAGTAGATTGAATTTTTTTAATTAAATAAATTGTGTAGTGACCATTTAATACCTCTTGATTAACAATATAATGCATTGCATTGTTTTTATAATCTTGTCCAATTGATATTTTTCTTATATCATTCATTTAATTAAATTTAATTTAACAAATATAATTTATTTTTAAGAGAATTTTTTGTAAAGTTTTTTATCTTTTTTTTACTTTTTCAATCGACCTTCCTCCGAAATAAGCTCCAATCACTGTTATTAAAACAAGCTGTAAAAGCTCTGTCCATTTTTCTTCAACTTCAAAAGCAATAAATCCACTATCTATAAAAACCATTATAACAGTAGAAACAACTAAAAATATAAGGGTAAGTGGGCGTACTGATTTAGTTAACCAGTTTCCATGTTGCAAATCTACCTTCCACCTTTCTGTAACATTTTTTTGCATATCAGCCTCTGCATCAATAAAGACCTTATCCATTTCTTGTTTTAACTTTGCACGCTCTTCTTTTGAAAAAGTATGTTTATCTATGATGCCAGATATTTTTCCTGCAATATCCGCACCAACACCTCCAAATAGTTTTGCTAAAATATTTTTCATTTTAATTCTTTTAATATTACATATATTTCTTCTAGTTCTTTTTCCATATACTCAATTCTTAAATCTTGTTTAGCATCGTCAGGCAAAGCCCCCATCTCACCTCTTGGCCATTTTATTCTAAACTCATCATTTAATGTTTGATTGTATTGTAATCTAGAAACGTCTCTATCAAGTTTTGCAATTTCAGCCGTAAGATTAAACCATATGCCTGCAATAGACACTATTCCAAAAACTATTCCTATTAATGTTTTTATGTCTAACTGAATTTGCGAAGTTTCTTTTAACGGCTCTGACATATTATGTAAACTGATTTTTTTTCTACACTTTTATTACCCATTTGTTATATCTATATATATTGTTTTTCCTTTATCTCTTACAGCTTTTAATATCCTGTTCCTGTTATCATCTTTGTTAACATACGATACATGAACCCAATCTGGGTTTTCTTCGTTTCCAAATTCGTAGATGAGTTGATCGAAGTCTAATTTTTCTTTTATAAAATTAAACATTTCTTTGTTTGTTTTATGACCATATATATCATCTATATCCATAGCTTGACCATAACAATGCTGGCTTGTTTGTTTACCATTTTTAGATGCACCACCAATAGCTTTATTAAGTGCCTCTGATCTATAAAAAGAATTAATCTTTATTGGACCATCAACCCATTTTCTAAGTGGCTCAAATATTTTTTCGGCAAGAATTTTCATGTTAGCTAGCGCTGTACCATTTGGTGTGTTAGCTATGCCTAGTCTTAATGCGGTAATAGATTTTGTAGCCTCTTTCTCTGATATGTGTTTACTTATCTTTTTTATCATTTTTTATTATTCTTTGAATTGTATATATAATAGTAGTTATTAATAAAATTATTTGTAACCACATTTCTACATTTGCAAAAGAGGTAAAAAAAGCTATTGTATTAAATAAGTATATTTTTAAATCAGTTTGTTCCATTTTTATTTATTTATATTCCACCACCATCTGTTATCGTCCAACCATAAGTATTGATTAATGTGTTTCTAGCTGCCTCTGCTGCTCCACCTAGTGTGTATTGAGCAGTACCAAAATTAAAGTTTGTTGAAGGTATAACTGCCTGTGCTGACCAACCAATAAGCAATGCATCATAATTAGCAGTTGACAATCCTGAAGTTGTAAAGAAATCATTACCTGCTGCTGTTGTTGTAAATCCTGTTGTATCCCAAGAAGATATGTCTTGGTCAAATGAAGCGCCACTAGCAAACATACCAAGGAAAGCATTAAATTTACTTGTATCCCAATTATTTAAAGGCTGATTAAAAACAGAATTTGCAAACATATAACCTACCTGAACAATACCTGACGCTCTAGTCATGTTCCAACTATTTAATGGTTGATTGAATGCGTTCATGTTTTGAAGCATATTACTAAAGTTTACACAACTAGAAACATCCCAAGCACTTATATCGCCATTAAAAACAGACGCTCCTTGAAACATAGCTGCCATACTAGTAACGTTACTAACATTCCAGTTATTTAAAGGCTGATTAAATAAAGTTGCGCTTTGAAACATCCCTTTCATATCAGTTACATTTGAAACATCCCAAGAGTTGATATTTTCATTAAATTTATTGTTTCTAAACATTTCTCTCATTGTAGTAACACTACTTGTATTCCAATTTGATATATTGTAAGTTTTAGCTGCTGTATAAACAAAAGCAAACATTCTGTACATATCCTGTACACTAGAAACATCCCAAGAACTTAAATCTTGTTCAAAAGCTGCAGCACTTTTAAACATCTGATTCATATTAGTAACATTACTCACATTCCAAGAACTTAAATCTTGATTAAATGAACTGGTGTTTTGAAACATTGTATTCATTAAAGTAACATTACTAACATTCCAATTATTTAAGGGTTGATTAAAATCACTAGCACCACCAAACATATTAGCCGTATTAGTTGCACTACTAACATTCCAATTACCTATCGGTTGATTAAAATCTCTACTATTAAAAAACATATTACTAAAATTAGTAACATTACTAACATCCCAAGAACTTATATCGCTATTAAAAATAAAAGCATTTAAAAACATAGAAATCATACTAGTAGCACTAGAGGTGTTCCAACTACTTAAATCTTGATTAAAGACTCTTGCATTTTGAAACATAACACTAAAATTAGTTACACTAGAAACATCCCAAGCACTTATATCTCCATTAAATGTAGTTTTACCATTAAATGCCGATTGCATATTTGTAACTTGGCTTACATCCCAATTTGGAAGCTTACCATAGGGTACAAGGTTATAATCCCCACTTACAGGGTCTTGAGCTAATATATCGTTTACTGCTTGCTGAAAGGTTGCGTCAGTTAAAGGGTCGTTAGTTTCAGCCCCTCCTTTACCTGAAGATGAAGATGACCCTATTGCATTTGCGATAGATATAAACATACTACCAAAGTGCTATAATTCCTGTTGCTGAAGTTCCTGTTGCAAAAACTCTTACTACGTTAACTGGTAAAAAAGATCCATCTGGGAATCCTGCAAAACTAACTTCATCGCCTCCTGAGGTTAGTACCTTTAAATCACCTCCTGTGGCTACATATAATACACAACCATTGTTGCCTCTACCGTTTTGAGTAGATACACTTGGAATATTTAAAGTGTCACTTGGTGTAACTGCTGCCCCTCTACTTGTTTGTAATTTTTGATATGCCATTTTTATTATTTTTTATATGGAAAAACTCTATTTAAAGTATTTTTTCTTTTTGAGCATCCACATGGCTTTCCTGTAATTTTTTCATAAGTTTTTGACAGTTTATCAGCACCTATAAATTTAGCTACTTTCTCAACACTATCGCCTAACCCTGTTGACTTTTTTACAATTCCCATATAGATTTCTCTTCTTACAAAGATAGTATATTTTTTATAACAGTTTCTGAGTCAAAAATTTCATTTAAATTATTGTAAGGTATTGTTTTAATATCCTCATATAAAGAAAAAGGTTGCAATTCACTATGACTATATTCAGGTGTTTTAATAAATTTATTTGCCAAAATATTTTTATGAATTTCATACCCATACATTTCAGGATTTGTATTAACCCAACAAACTACTGATGGTAATCTTAAAGCGGCAGCCATATGTTGTGAAAAACTATCTATAAATAATCTTTTTTTAGAATGAAGAAGCAAGATAGCCACACCCCTGTAAGACTCTGTGCATTCCTTAGTGTGATTATATGATGGTTGAGACTTTCCTTTAATATGACAAATAGTATACTCATCTTTAAACCTATTAATAACATCCTGGACTAAAGGAAATGGCATATCCCTTGACCAGTTGTATTTTAGTTCTTGGTTCTGACCACCCCCATGCGTCTGCAATGCAAATATTGGCTTGTTTGAATGATAAACATTAAAGTAGTAATTTTTTTCTGTATTTGTTAAATAAATTTCAGGCATCTCTCCATTGTATTCAAGACCAAACATATTACACCAAATTGTATATAAATGATTTTGATTTAGAATAAAGTCACTTGTACCATATGGGTTGGCTATAAAAACTTTACAGTCTTTATCTTTAATGTGATTCTTGTAAATTTCAAATGTCTCGTTTAATTTAAGACATTTGTATACATCAGGGTTGTTTAAAAAAACATCCTTGTAATGAGTTAAAACTATTATTTTTGATTTAGGATATTTTTTCTTAATAACTTTTATTATAGCAGTTCCCATAATAGACTTACCTAAGCCTCCATCAATTTTAAAAATTATATTCATTTTATTCCGTATTTAAAGTATTTGTACCAGATTCTTTCGTGTAAAAAATATAACACCATTTTTGTAACAACTTCTACACCTCCTATTGTTAATCCCATTTCCCAGCTACCAGTTATAACAGATGACAACAGCATTGTATCTATAGTCCCAATAATTCTCCAACTTAATGTTTTTGCAAAATGTCTTTTATAACTTACCATCTTTCTTCATTTGATTTCTAATAGACGTTGCTGAAATTTCTCCTATTTTAGCTGGAGGTATGTGTTCTATAACATCATATCCAACCCCTCTACCATAGTTAATAGATTCAATATCTGGAATGATAGAAACAATAACTTTACCTTCAACAATTAATTCTTTAAGTTCTCCTTCGTGAATCATTTCTTCAATTTGTTCAGCAGTCCAAGGATTTTTTTTATCTGGCTTAACGTCTCTAATTGCAAGCCATACATTTTTTCCTTCCTTAAGTCTTTGATTAATTAACCAAAGATGACCTTTATGTAAAGGCTGCCATCTTCCAACAAACATAGAATACTTTTTTTTCGTGCTTGAACTTTCTGTTTCTGCTTGAGCTTTATATTTCATCTATAATTTTTTTAAATGACTGTTCAGAAGTATCGTAAGTAGTATCTATATCAATAAAGTTTTTAGAAGGAGCAACATAGGCTATTGCTTTGAAGTGGTCTCTTTCCCTTGGCTCAGATGTGTGAACATAAAACTCAATTATGTCGTCACCCATCAAAGTTTTAAAATCTTCCCTTTGGTCAATATATGGAGAAACCAAGGAAACAATAACATCGTGACCCTGATTGTTTAGATAATGAGCTATTTTCTGAGCCGTACCGACATTAACTACTCTTCCGTTAATAGAATAATCCTTGTTTGTAAAAAGCTCTCGCATTTCGTCTCCATCAATCCTAAAAGCGTTAGGTAATTTTTCTTTTAACATATTAGCTAAAATTGTTTTTCCGTGAGCAGGCTGCCCTGTAAACCAATATATCATATCCTATTTATATTTGAAGTAATCATAAAACCACTTGTATGAAATTTTAATATTATTAGAAACAGTTTTACCTAAAATTTTTTCATAATCTTCAGGTAAAGCTTTTAACTCACCCCTTAACTGATGATCCCCATATATTCCAAATATAGTATCGTTCTCGTGAGTTAGTTGAGTTATATTTTTAAAATTATGTTCTGGGTAAAAATCTGCACCAAAATACTTGTAAACTTTTTTAATTTCCTTTTCAGGATTCTTAACAAATTCTTCGTATTTTATAAAAAGAATATTTTCCGCATAGCCTGTTTCAATAGCATTCATTAAAAAGTTTATTGGAGGCCCTAATGGAACAACTCTAGACCATTGCTGTACTCTAGATTCTACAGTTAAACCTTTAAGCTCCCCTACATTTGTAACCCAATTTTCTCTTTCAGGATTTTGTCTAACCTTTTTTTCTAAGGAAGCAAAAACTGAACGAAGGTCTCTGACCATGCAAACAACCTTTAGATTAGGGTCAAGTTTTTTTAGTAAAGCATACTGCTGAGTCCATTCCCTAGACTTGTCTACGATATACCTTTTTTTAGTTAATGATGAGTAATAAGTAAAAATACCTCCCTTGCAAAAAGAGAGAAAGTGCGGAGTCATTTCGTTATGACCTTGAGCTTTCCAAGCATCACCATGATTAAATTGTCTTATACAAGCAGATATTAGTTGAGAAACTCCACTAGTGGGTGAACAATAAAATTCAGGATTTTGTGCTAAAATGTTTTGAAGAAGTGTAGAGCCACTTCTAGGCAAGGAAGAATTATAAAATATTTCTTGCATATTACATTAAATTAAATTTGATTTCACACAAATATAGTAAATAATATAATATGCAATCTATATTCCTAAGATTTTTTAGCTTTAGCTTCTTTTTTAGCTTCTTCTTTAAGTGATTGAACTAATTCTTTTTTTGCCTCTCTATCTTTTTGTTTTGATAATTGTTTGGCTTTTCTTTCTTCAAGTTTTTCTATTTTTTTAGCAAACTTTTCTTCTATTGTTTTTAAATCTTTCATTTTTTTATTTTTATACTATATTTAAAACTCCTGCGTTGTTCCATACTGAACCTGCTGGCAATCCTGCTGCTGCCGTTGGAATACTTTTAATTGATAAATTGTTTACAAAGGTAGTACAAACCCTGTCGGTAGTAATATTACTTCCTATAACATGAGAACAGTAGCTACCGTTAGTGTTACTAACACCCCCTAAAATTGTTTGATGATAACCACCATTAATAACATTACACTGACCTGACATAATTCCAGACCAATATGCATTATTAATTTGATTGTTTCTACCACCTCCAATTACTGAAGTATTACCATTGTCAATACTATTATTTTGACCTCCAACAATTATATTTCTTGGTGCATAACTACCACTTATAGAGTTATTGTAACCACCTGAAATTGTAGAATAATATGATAAATTACCACTAATGGAATTACATTCTCCTCCTGCAATAACACCTGATTTAGAAAATCCATTTAAAGTTGTAGTTATTTGATTGTATCTACCACCAGAAATAGTATTATAAGGAGCATATCCAGAATCGCCTCCTACAACATAAGGCGCAATAATAGTATTCTGATAACCACCTGCAATAGTAGTGTAACTAGCCTCATATCCATTTACATTATTAGAAACTCCACCACCAATAAAAACTCCACGGTTATATTCTCCGCATATTTTATTAGCACATCCTCCTGCTATTGTAACGTAAGCGTTTTTGTTACTAACCAAATTATATGCACCTCCTCCAATAGTACCTATGCAGGAAAGAAGAACCTGACAAAAACCTCCACTAATAGTAGAGCCATATGCGCAATCTCCATAAATCTTATTACAATAACCTCCACTAATAGTAGTGTTAGGTGAGTAAGCTCCATAAATCTCATTATAATAACCACCACCAATAGTAGAGTTACACGTGGCACTTCCACAAATCACATTAGAACCACCTCCACTAATAGTAGAGCCATATGCGCTATTAATTTGATTTTCTGTACCACCCCCAATAGCATTATAATTAGCAATTTCACATTCAGAGATTATTTTATTTAACTTTCCACCAGAAACAACAGACCCTAATGTGCATCCTATTTCTCCAACTACAACACCCCCAATAGCTTGAACACAATTATAAGTACCACCACTAATAGTAGAGTTAGAAGATTGTGCGCAATTAAGACTAGTTATACAGTTTCTTGCACCTCCAGAGATAACACCGCAAGCTCCAGTAGAATAATGATCACCATTAGTTCTCGCACAAATTTTATTACCTAATCCTCCTCCAATAAAGCCTCGGTTAGCACCACCCCCTGCTCTACCACCTCGAGTACTTATGTTATTAAAATCACCTCCTAAAATACTGGCACTTTTTACATACCCATAAACTGCATTGCTACTTCCACCTCCAACAACATTGGTGGCTGTATAATATTCACCATATCGATTACTCTCTCCATTATATAAAATGTAGTTAAAATTACCCCCACCTATAAAATTTTGAGTTTGTCTAGTTCCTTTTGAATATACATAATTACCGTACCCACCAGCAATAACATCTCCAACACAATAATAAGAACCTTGACTTCCAGAAGGTTCTGTATTATATATTCTATTATTTAAACCCCCTAATACACTTCCTTGATTTGCAGTTACAACATTGTTATAAGTAGAATACGCAGGGTTAGTAACTGGTTTTATACTAAAATCACCTGAACCCCTTTCAAATATTCCTTCAGGTGTAGGAATTGACTGCTTAATGTCAGCCATTGTTATTGATTCTCTTTTTGATTGAGCCAACTTTGACCCTTTGTCTACTGTATTGACATTTTCTGATACTACATGAAACTTACATTCATCTGGAATTATTGCCATAATTTTATTGTTTTACTTTTTATTACACTTGCATTCTTTTTTAGAACACTTTTTTAAATCAATTAAAAGTTTAGAAATACATTGATTCCAAATACAAATTAATTTATTCATTATTTTTTAAAAATTTTAGAATTATTTCCTAAATGTTTTTCATACTTCATAGAATGATCTCCACCATAAGCATGACCATAATCTTTTTTAGACATTGCTTTGCTTTCATCTCTTCTTGATTTTAATGATTGAGATTTTTTTCCATTTTTTGATCCTAAAGATTCATCTAACCTTGAGTTATAACCTTGTTTTTTCATAATACTTTAATGATATATTTAATTCAAAGATAATAATTATTTGAGTATATTTTTTAAGCTAATATTTCCCTTTTTTATTTTTTGGAGAGGACTTAGTGCTGCCGCCTTTTCCAGCCCATAAATTTTTACAGGCCCAGTATCGAGCTGTCAACTTCGATTTTGCAGTTCCGCATTTATGTCTAGCTTTAAAAGATTTTCTAGCAGCAACACTATAATTGTGTCCATATCCTTTTGCGCCAAAATGTATAAGTTTTTCCTTTCCACTTTCACAACCTTTAACCATTTTCTTTTTTCCAGCTCTGTCTGAACGCATTGGCTTATTACAAGCCATTTTACTTTTATCTGCCACTATGGTAATTCTAAAATTCTATATAAAAAAGAAACAGAAACCGTGCCGTCTCCTTGAGTTATTGGCAAATTATCTTTTGGGCCTATATACAAACCAGTGTTTTCTAAAAGAGGAATTTCTGTGCCATTCAAATTAATTGTTCCCATAGTGTATTGATCTAATAGGACATTGTTGGATAGAACCCTTGATTGAAGTAAAAAATCATTGTTGGCTGGAAAACTAGTTCCTTGCCTTACCTGAAGTACAAATTGATTTGAACCATCTTGAAAATA